GCATCATACCCAAGATACGCAGTAATTACATCGGCTGACGGAAATAAAATAAAATGCGCGAATAACGCAACGCCACAGGTCCAGCCAATAAATGGCCTCCAACCAGCTACAAAGATGTTTCGGTGTTTTGCCTCTTCAGCGTTAATAGCCATTTGGCCTTTCGCCAGCTCTTGAGCATGTTTTTCCGCCATAGTGGCGATTTCATGCGCCAATTTATTTTTTTGGTCTTTGTCTTCAATGAACTTACCAATTATTTCAGTGGCTGGACCTATTAAAGCCTGTAACATGTCACCCTCCTACGATTTTAAATACATAGCAAATAAATATATACTAAGCAAACCTACCGTTGCACCAAGAATAATGAAAGCTATTTCTATCGCTTGTTGTATTTGTTTGCGTTTTTTCTCACGCATGGCTATCCGCTCTTTTCTTATCTGAGCCTGTATTCTTAAAACATCTTGCCAAGCATTGAAGCCATAATTAGCAATCAGAAAGTTTCTAAGCTCATTTTCCATCTCTTGAGCTTTTTTGTGAGCAACAAAGCTTTTTAAAGCCTCTTCGCCAACGCTGCCGTATTTTTTCTTTTCTTCTTTATGGACGTTCTTTACAGAATCAATCGCATCCATAAATTTGCCAATGTCCCCCGCCATAGCGTAGACATCTTTGGAAAGAGAAAAGCCTTTTTTAAGAGCGCCGAAGCTCGCTGTTGCTATAGCTATCGCGGATGCTGGGTCCATTACAAACTCCTATAATTAGACCCTTCATTACTTTGCGCTCGCATCATTCAGTAAAATAATTTCCAACCGCTGAATGGACAGCTTCATTTCTTGGATTGCATCTTTATCAGCATGACTCACTTGCATACCATTCACGGCTATGCCAAGCTCATGCGTTTCTTTTAAAACCCACCCAGATATCGCCACCATAAGCGCCATCAAGACAGTGATAATCTGCTTTTCCATTAGCTTTTCTCACTTCCCAGCCAAACGGCAAATGCACCTGTCATCGCGCCGCTGCATACGCTTATCATCGCAGATTGAGCAGTGGACAAGTCCTCTAAGCTCATCCCCCACTCCAGAACGCGGATATACATTATTGTCATAACAATCATCATTAGCCGTGGCAAAATTTTCCACGCCAGAATCTTCTCCATTGTATACGACATTAGAACACACCCTGAAATCTCTGCGGTCTAGCTATTGGAGAAAAGCCTTTTACTACTCCGCCCTTTCTTAGGGCTTGCGGCCTTTTTGGGCTTTGCTTCTTTGACTTCGGCTTTGATTGGTTCAGGGCTATCGCTACCGCTTGTCTCTGCGGGTACCCCTCGCTCCTCAACTTCGATATGTTTGATGATATCGTCTTCTGACTCGTACCTTTTGATAGCGGCATTTCTACGCTCCACTTTCTTAGCTTTTTCTACTTCTGCAACTTTGCGGTTTAATGAACTTGCTGACATTTTATTGCCCTTTCTTCATATTGTTAAGCGCCGCAATATCCCTCTGCGTTTGAATACGCTCTTCTGCAACTCTAGTCTTTTCATCTAGAGCTTCTTTTTGAATGTTGATGCGAGCCGCAGCTTCCATCTGGTCATTCAATTCTTTCTCTCGGTCAAGCTGATTTCTATCTTCAGCTTCTTTTGCTCTACGCTGGATGTCTGCCCCACGAAGAGCCAATTCTTGCTGACGAATTGCCACAAGCGGGTCAGGTTGCTGCGGTGGTGTTACAGCCTGTGCATACTGCTCGCTAAGCTCTCCAACAAGTTCAGCAGCGCGAGAAGCAACCTCTGTCTGCATAGCCATCATGCCCTCTTGAGAAGCTTGGATTTGCATCTGCTCTTCTGGCGAAAGCTGTTCCATAATCTCTTGTTGCGCCATCGCTTCAGCCATAAATCCAAGATGCTCTTGAATATGACCTTGCAGCGTCATAACTATCGCCGCGTTAGCTTGTGCCACAGGCGTTGCGATAATTGCGAGATGTGCTTCGATATGCGCCTGATGATTCTGGTCTGGGAAAGCTTGTAAAGCCTTGCCTCGCATTGCCTCTTGATTCTCTTTAGCCGGATTTGTAGGTTGAGGCACAGGTGGTGGAGGGAGAATGGCATCAACATTTGTAACTCCTAATGCTTCGTACATCTTTCTGTACGCTTGATATAAACCCTGCTCATTTCCATGAATCTCAGGATTTGATTGAACTAACTGCAATTCTGTCTGCGCTAAAGCAATGCGCTGCGACATAGAGAAAATGTTCGGGTCTGAAACTGGCAAAACATCAATGCGGTCATCGAAGTCTGTTACTTTTATTTCAGGTGGTGCGCCCGGTATCGCATATGGATACATTGGAGCCATGAACTTGCCAAAAACATTAGCCAGAAGCTTGAATTCCATCTTCTGAGAATAATGCAAGCGCTTATGGATAGCGGACATAACTTTTGTGCCGCGCTCCATAATAGCCATAGTAGTCCCTACAGGCGTTTCTCCTCCCATCTCAGACACCTTCATGTCAGCCATAGACGCAAACCTACGTCCAGAGTCAACAAGCGTACCTAGAAGCGCGTAGAGCGTCTGTGAAGGCTCCTTAAATGGCAGCGTCATCAAAGATTGACGAATATCCATGCCTGCAACATCAATATCACGGAATTCGCCCGGACTTAATGGCTCATCTTCGTCACGAATACGAGCGCCACGCGCTTTAAAGCCTGCGGGTAGATTTGACAATGTGCCAGCGTCAATAAGCTGTCGTAACAGGCTGGTTGCCGCTAAAGACAGACCGCCAATCATATGCGTTAGGCCAAAGCCGTAGAAGCCCAAACCGGGCAAGAATTTATAATGCACAAAGTAAGGCTTGGCGCGGCGCAATGGGTCTGTCTGCTCGTAATTGCGGCGGATAGACAATACCTTGTTGTTCTTTTCTATGATGGTAACAATATACGGCAGCTTTAAACCAGTTTCTTCACCATTAGGGTCTAAATCTTCAAAGCCAGGCAAATCCAAGTTTGTATGCACCTCGTATAAAGTAATATCTTCATTGGTGCCTGAAGGGGAAATCCCCTGAACATCATCAATAGTTTCCTGAACATCTGAATAATCGCTCTCGCCGTAGCCTTCGCCCGGCAAATCAACGTCAGCATAGAAGCCAGTTAGCTGAAGCTTGCGAACTTCGTTTCTGTCCATCTTCACTACATGCGTAATACGAGTAGACGATGCTAAGTCTGTAGCTGTATAGGGAACGACTAAATCTTCAGCATGAACAAACTTAGACACCGCCCTTTGTAACAAAGGGTCGAAGTAAATCTTCTTAAATGTGCTTCCTATCAACGGAAGATAGAACAACATCTGGTCTAACTCAGGGTCGTACTCTTCCATCTCATAGGTAATCTGGTAATTCATGTAATTCTTAACGCGGTCAGCCTGCGCTAGAACATCCTTGTTCTCATCGCCAATGATTTGTGTGCGAACAGGACCGCCAGCAGGCAATAGCTCACGATAAGCCTGCGCCTGAAACTGTGTGACTGACTCAGCAAGCAAAGGATGCACAACACCAGAAGCACCTTCAAACGGCTGAGAGCGCTCTTCATACTTCATGCCAAGCAAGTCGATGCCACGCTTATATGTATCTTCCCAATCTTCACGAGAAGATAAATCATCTTCAATGTCGCCAACCAAATCAGAGGCAATAGACATCGCGTCTGCTTCGTCCATATATTCGACCAAGTTATCGCCAAAAGGTATTTCTAATGGCACCTCTGTCATCATCATATCTTCTGATATGTCTCCAACAATAACAGAGCCGTCATCCATAGAAACTTGACCCGGCTCGGCTGCCATCTCAATGATGTCAATCTGCTCTTCAGGGTTCATGGGGATGACATTATCGCCACCTGAACCTATACCTTTTTCAATAGCCATTTTGTGCCTCTTTTATAAAAGTGTTGGGACAAGCAATGCGGCGCAAACGGTGGAGGGTACCATTGCGCCATCTAGGGCAGAAGGGCATCGCCCCAGCATGACAAAAACTCGCCCCAACCTCATTATAGAATATCCCTCTGATTGCCCATATCTGAAGGATAGTCTTCTAAATCACCATCTGTCTTCGGAACGCCTTGTTCCCACAGATTACAAATCTTCTCCATAGAGCAGGCAAAGTGCAGCTTATCGCAATAACCTACGCCTTCTTCTAAGCCCAAGCCCTCAGATATGCAATTCAACATAGATGACTGTAGGTTAAAATACTGGCAAGTGCCGCAACGCGCGTTCTTGTTTTCCCATGTTGCTGTGGCTGGACCGTAAGAATACTCATCTACAGCAACCTGTTTGTTTTCTTCATTGATGCTTTCGTCTTGCGTGGCTATAGGACATACAAAGTTGTCATCATCCCCATCGCCGTAGCCGGGCATCATGTCCTCGATGCTGTTCATGTCGATTTCAATACGGATAACAGACATTAGAATATCCCCTTAAAGCTTGTCCCGCGAATGGCAGAGCCATAGCCACGAACCGCACCACCAGAAGCATATTTGCGCGGCTTCTTTCTGTAATTCGGCTCACCCTTGTTTTGATTTTCAATCTGGAGGGTGTAATTGCCGTACTGAGCATTGGTAAGACTGCCAACGCCCTGCGTAGTACCCTTAATAAGAATTTGACGCGGCGTAAGGCCGTCAATCTTTTCCATTACTTTTTCTTTCTAAC